TTCATGGGGATGTCCTCATGTGGCTTATGAAGACATTACTAACATCGGGGTGTACTAATCAACGGGGAGCAGGTCAAGACGAAGAAAGACATCCTGGCGCATAACAAAGCATGGCAGGCGAACTGCCAGAAACCAACTGAGAAAAAAACCTATGAGCGAAGCTAAACCGCAGGACGGCACCACCGTTAAAGGCTATCGAACCTTAACGCCTGGTGATATTGAGCGCATGAATCGCCTGAAGGGTGTCAGCCGACACTTCTGTAATTTACTTGATACAGAACGTGAGCATGTCAACGATGAGTTATCTGCTACCGGCAACCACTCAGCTGAAGCACACGAAGCTGCCCGCTGTCTCGCCATTGCGCGCACCAAAATGCAGGAAGCCTGCATGTGGGCCTGTCGTGCTGTAGCGCGTCCAGATGCCGACTGTTAGCCATTACAAAGCTCACCTGCTGGTGGGCTTGATAATGGTTAATACTCCTTTAATGCAAACCCTTTCCAAGCTGCCATCCCGGCAAAGATGCCAATGACGGAGGACGCTATGCCACCAGCCCAACTAATAACACTAGAGGCTGAAGGGAATGATTCTGAAATAAACAAACAAAACTCCATACCAGAATAAGCTATAGCAATAACGACCCAAAGGCACAGTGCTTGTTTCAATAGTTTGATCAACATGGATTTACTCCCTTTGTGTTCACGATCTTAGCTATAGCAGTTTATGGTATTACAGCAGGCATTCACTGAGTGCCTGTGATAATGCTATTGTATCCCCTTACTGTAATGAAGGGATTTTTATGAAAATTGACCATGAGTACCTTAAAGGTTTGCTAGAGGCATTCGAGGCATCAGAAGGCCCACAAACTGATATTAATAAACTGAAAAAACAGGGTTACGATTACGCTACTGAACAATTTCTTTTTCATATGCGCCTGCTGGATGATCGAGGTCTGATTTGCCAGAGCGATGGATCAAGTGGTTTTGGGGTGGCTGAATCAATCGATGGCTATGTCTCTTGGGCTGTTATACCATTAAGGTTAACTGCTGACGGTCATGATTTCCTGGAAGCGATAAAAAACAAAGAAGTCTGGAATACGGTTAAGTCTGGTTTTAAAGATGCCAGTATGGGAACGCTTGTTGATGTCTCTAAACGCTTACTGGATGGGTTCATTCAGAAAAAAATAGACAACATTCTCGGTTAGAAACAACCACCACCGCTGGTGATAATTAAATCGGAATGATACGCCTCGCTTATGCGGGGTTTTTTTATGCGCATCGCACGCGCACATCAAAGAAAGTCTTTCAGCTGTGAGCCTGGGCAAACCGTTAACTTTCGGCGGATTTGCCGTGCGACAGGCTCACGCCTAAAAGGAAATAAATCATGGGTCAGAAAATTATTACGTTGTCCGGTGCGGCGACTGATGTTCTGTATGCGCTGTTTTTCCGTGGTGCGCTGCAAAGTGGCGAGCTGCCATCTAAATCTGGTGCAGCACAGCTTCGCGAGCTGGGGTTGGCTGAAACCCGACTCACAGCAACAGCCTATGGGAAGGTAAATCATTTTACGTTCCTGACTGCTGAAGGGCAGGAGTTTGCTATTAAGCACCTGGTCAATACGCGCTTTGGTGAGACGGTGAAGCAGGAATACTACTCCCCGCTCGGGGTTGAGCTTGAATGCGCTCAAAAGGCGCTCGATAAAATTTGTGAAGAGATTCGCAGCAGCAAAGCATTTGAAAAGTTGATAAACGGAACGCCGATTCACTGTCAGGTGCATATTACCGATACGATGATTGGTGATGCCGCAGTGTCTGCCAACTATAGCGTAAAGATGAACGTGAACCACGGCGGCAAACTGCACGTTGCTGGCATGGCCGTCTGCATTGAAGGTGACCAGCGCAAGGTCGTGTTTGAGGCTGACCGCTTTAAGGTGAATGAAGCCGCTCAATCAGCCAGCAATAATGAAGAGACGGCCTTCAATGGTGGTCTGGCTTTTGGTGGTTTCCCTGGGGCAATTAGTCATGATGGAGCTAATCCCGCTGATGGCAATAATGCCACCGCTGAACCAATCAGTTCAATTGCTTCAGCGACAGGCACAGCCACCAAGACGCGACTAACCGACGAGATGCAAGAACTGGTTCTCAAGGCTGTACGCGAAAGCGATTTGTTCGCAGCCCTCCAGGCAAAGATTGATGCGCAAACAGCTTCAGTAGTTGGCTTGCAACAGGCGATGCACGAAGCGGTGAAAGATGCTCTTCGCAATGCGCTCAAGCCAGGCGGCATCCTCTGGGCGGCTATCTCACATCGATGATTTATGGACGTTTGGACGTCCAAATTGCTGTAGGTTCGTGCTGATTTAAGTGAATGAGAGTCATTATCATTAATGGGTCCTCCCAGAGGGGTGGCCTGCCACGGGGCGGCCGGCACGCGGGAAACGGCTAGTTTTTCGGAATCAGGGTCATCATCATCATGTGCGCAGGTCTTTGATTTAATTAGAGGCCATTTTCGCAAGATGTCGAATCGTTCAAAAAGTGTTCACCATCATGGACCAGGAAATTGCCACTTTAAAACTCAATATCAATCAGCTGGCAGGGATAACCGGCGTACACCGTCAGACGGTTGCCGCGAGACTGAAAAATGTTGAACCTGCTCCAGGCAGCAACAGCAAGTTAAAGCTCTATCTGGTGACCGACATTCTGACCGAACTGATGATCCCTACCGTTTCGGCCAACATCGATGATATGCCCCCCTCTGACAGGCTGTCCCACTGGAAAGCAGAGAATGAGAGGCTGAAGTTCGAACAGGATACGGGGCAGTTAATACCCGCAGATGAAGTGGCGCGAGAATTCTCATTGATGGCGAAAGCCGTCGTCATGGTACTTGAAACCCTCCCGGATGTGCTCGAGCGCGACTGTGCTTTAACGCCTGCTGCGGTAGTTCGTGTGCAAAGCGTTATTGATGATCTGCGCGGCCAGATGGCGGAGAGGGTGCAGGACGCTGAAAAAGAGGAGGAAGAGCCTGAGGAGGACTGATGGCAAAGCGGGCATCCGCCAGGGACATCCGCCGCGATGTCTCCGGTATTTTACGAGCCCCGCGTCGTATTCCGGTGGCCGATGCGGTCAGTACTTATATGCGCGTGCCAATGGGGGCGGGAAACTCAGTTCCATGGGATCCGGATCTGGCACCCTATGTGATTGAGCCGATGAACTGCCTGGCATCGCGTGAATACGATGCGGTGGTGTTTGTGGGCCCGGCGCGAAAGGGTAAAACCATCGGGCTGATTGACGGCTGGATTGTTTATAACATTGTCTGCGATCCGGCAGATATGCTTGTGATTCAGGTATCTGAGGAAAAAGCTCGCGAGCATTCCAAAAAACGCCTGGACCGTACTTTTCGCTGTAGCCCTGAAGTTAAAACCCGGCTAAGCCCAAGACGTAACGATAACAACGTCTACGACCGTACATTCCGCGCCGGTAACTATTTGAAGCTTGGCTGGCCATCCGTCAATATCATGTCGTCCTCGGACTATAAGAGTGTGGCGCTGACGGATTATGACCGCTTTCCGGAAGATATCGACGGGGAGGGGGATGCTTTTTCACTGGCATCGAAGCGTACCACGACATTCATGTCCTCCGGGATGACGCTGGTTGAAAGCTCGCCCGGGAGGGATATCAGAGACACAAAATGGCGGCGTTCCACGCCCCATGAAGCCCCTCCGACCACCGGAATTTTATCGCTCTATAACCGTGGTGACCGCCGTCGTCTTTACTGGCCATGCCCGCATTGCGGCGAATATTTCCAGCCGGAAATGGACAATATGACCGGGTACCGCGACAGCAGCGATCCTGTGCTTGCCAGCGAAGCGGCTTTTCTACAGTGCCCGGCCTGTAAAGGCAGGATCACACCGGACATGAAGCGTGCGCTTAACATGAAATGTGTCTGGCTCCGGGACGGGCAAACCATCGACAGGAAAGGCCAGGTTAGCGGTGATGGCCGTCGTTCCCGTATTGCCTCCTTCTGGATGGAAGGTCCGGCAGCTGCTTACCAGACCTGGGCTCAGCTGATCTACAAATTCCTGACAGCAGAGCAGGAATATGAAACCACCCGCAGTGAGGAAACACTGAAGACGGTTATCAATACCGACTTTGGCCGACCTTATTTACCCCGCGCCAGCATAGAGCAACGCAAAAGTGAGTTGCTGGAGCAACGTGCTGAAGACGTGCCAAAACGCTCGGTCCCGGACGGCGTGCTGTTCCTTACAGCAACCGTGGACGTTCAGGCGGGCCGCAACAGGCGGTTTGTTGTCCAGATAACCGGTTACGGGAGTATGGGAGAGCGCTGGATAGTTGACCGCTACAACATACGGCAGTCCCTGCGATGTGATGGTAACGGAGAGAGCATCCAGATCGATCCAGCGAGCTACCCGGAAGACTGGGATCTCCTGCTTACGGATGTATTCGAGAAAATCTGGCCACTGGCATCTGATCCGTCAAAAGGCATGAGGCTGATGTCGATGGCGGTTGACTCCGGCGGTGAGGATGGCGTCACGGATAACGCTTACAAATTCTGGCGCAAGTGTCGCCGTGAAGGGCTGGGTAAACGGGTTTATCTCTTTAAGGGCGACAGTGTACGCCGCAGCAAACTTATTCAGAGGACATTCCCGGATAACACCGGAAGGTCCACCCGCCGCGCGCAGGCGACTGGTGATGTCCCGCTTTATCTTCTTCAGACCGATGCCCTGAAAGACCGGGTGAATAATGCCCTCTGGCGTGATTCTCCCGGGCCAGGGTATGTTCATTTTCCCTCCTGGCTGGGCAACTGGTTCTACGACGAACTGACCTATGAGGAACGCTCAAATGAAGGGAAATGGAGTAAGCCTGGCCGCGGCGCCAACGAAGCATTTGACCTTCTCGTCTATGCCGATGCCCTCGCCATCCTTAGCGGGTACGAAAAAATCAAATGGCCGTCTGTTCCTGAATGGGCACGGCGGGAAACGTGGATCGAGAGCACGCAGACGGAAACTGGCGAAGCGCCATCCCCGATACCTGCGGCGAAACCAAAGCCAAAACCAAAACGTGAGAAGCCCGTAACCAGCGAGGCGAATCCGTGGACAAACTCAGGAGGATGGGTGTGAATCAGGCAGATATTCAAAATATGATCGACCGCTATGCATCAGCAGAGCTTGCCGTTCTGGAAGGAAAATCCATCACCTTTAATGGTCAGCAGATGACATTCGAAAACCTGTCGGAAATCCGAAAAGGGCGACAGGAGTGGGAACGTCGTCTTACTGCACTCAACAACAAACGCCGTGGGAGACCCGGCTACAGGCTGGCGAGGTTTGGATGAGTCTTTTAGATGATGCAATAGGCCTGTTTTCGCCGGGCTGGAAAGCTTCACGCCTACGTGCCCGTGCGGTAATCAAGGCCTATGAGGCGGTAAAGCCTACCCGGACCCATAAAGCACAACGGGAGAATCGTTCTGCCGACCAGCTCAGCCAGATGGGGGCGGTTTCGCTTCGTGAGCAGGCCCGTTGGCTGGATAACAATCACGATCTGGTGATTGGCGTGTTCGACAAGCTTGAAGAGCGGGTTATTGGTAAGCAGGGGATTATTGTTGAACCGATCCCCCTGCTGACCAACGGGAAAATCGCCAAGAAACTGGTAAAGGATATCCGTAGAAAGTTTGGTGAATGGTCTGTCAGACCTGAAGTGACTAACCAGTTTACCCGACCGATGCTTGAGCGCCTGATGCTGCGCACCTGGTTACGGGATGGTGAAGTATTTGCACAACTGGTTAGTGGTACAGGCAACGGCCTTCAACCAGTCGCGGGTGTGCCGTTCTGGCTGGAAGCGCTTGAGCCTGATTTCGTACCCATGAACAGTGACGCCGCATCCCAGATGAATCAGGGGGTCTTTGTTGACAACTGGGGACGACCCAAAAAATACCAGGTTTACAAAAGTCTGCCGGTTTCCGGGAGACAGTTTGATACCAAAGAGGTAGACGCAGCAAACATGCTCCACCTCAAATTTACCCGCCGCCTTCACCAGACCCGAGGCACCTCTCTTTTGTCTGGGGTGCTGATGCGCCTGAGTGCGCTCAAGGAGTATGAAGACTCCGAACTTACCGCAGCGAGAATTGCCGCAGCACTGGGCATGTATATCAAAAAGGGTGACGGGCAGAGTTTTGACTCCGATGACAAATCTGGTGATGACCGTGAGCTCATGATCCAGCCTGGCATGTTGTATGACGACCTTCAGGCCGGGGAAGAAATCGGGATGATTAAGTCTGACCGACCTAACCCTAACCTTGAGACGTTCCGCAATGGTCAGCTGCGTGCTGTTGCCGCAGGCAGCCGCCTCAGCTTTTCCAGCACTGCCCGCAACTACAACGGTACCTACAGCGCTCAGCGGCAGGAGCTGGTGGAGTCAACCGATGGGTATCTGATACTTCAGGACTGGTTTATCGGCTCAGTCACCCGACCGATGTATCGGGCCTGGCTGAAGATGGCAGTCGCTGCCGGAGAAATCAGCCTTCCACGCGGTGTTGACATGGATACGCTTTACAACGCTGTCTACTCAGGGCCGGTCATGCCCTGGATTGATCCTGTCAAAGAAGCAAATGCATGGAAAACTCAGATACGCGGTGGTGCTGCAACTGAATCTGACTGGGTTCGCGCCAGCGGCCGTAATCCGGACGATGTGAAGTCACGCCGTAAAGCGGAAGTTGATGAAAACAAAGAAATGGGGCTGGTGTTTGACACTGACCCCTCCAATGATAAAGGAGGCACCAGTGCCGAAGTCAAAGAGCCGGGCGGTCCACCGTCCGAAAGCCAGCGTAAAAAGTAATTCGTGGTTCCGGATGCAGGCCAGCAATAACAATGCGGCCGAAATTTATATCTACGACGAAATCGGCTACTGGGGGGTGACCGCAAAACAGTTCGTCAATGACCTCAAAGCTCTCGGTGAAGTCAGTCACATTAACCTTCACATCAACTCACCGGGTGGTGATGTCTTTGATGGCATCGCCATTTTTAATGCCCTCAAACATCATGGCGCGTCAATCACTGTGCATATTGATGGTCTGGCCGCGTCAATGGCCTCCGTCATCGCAATGGTGGGCAATCCGGTCATCATGCCTGAAAACACCATGATGATGATCCACAAGCCCTGGGGATTTGCCGGGGGTGATGCTAACGACATGCGCGACTATGCAGACCTTCTCGACAAAGTTGAATCAGTGCTGATCCCGGCTTACGCGCAGAAGACCGGAAAAACCACTGAAGAAATCGCGGCAATGCTGGAAGACGAAACCTGGATGGACGGCAACGAATGCGTCTCGCTGGGGTTTGCCGACCAGGTTACACCTTCCCTACAGGCGATGGCCTGTATTCATTCAAAACGTATCGAGGAATTTGAAAAGATGCCAAACAGCATTCGCAATATGATCACCCCGCCGCGCAACTCTACCCAGCGTGACCAGGGAAATCAGCATAATCCATCCCAGCAGCCGAATCCCGCACCGGTCATCAACGAAGGCGATGTCCGCGCTCAGGTTCTGAATGAGCAGAAGGCCCGTGTGAATGGTATTGGCGATCTCTTCGCCATGTTCGGTAACAAACACATGGATCTGCAAAACAAGTGCATTGCCGATCCTGAATGTTCCGTTGAGCAGGCTAAAGATTTACTACTGGCTGAGCTGGGTAAAGCTGCCACCCCATCCAACAAAACCAGTCAGGCTCATATTCATGCCAGCAATGGTAATTTCGTGGCCGATGGTATTCGCCAGGCGCTGATGGCGCGTGCCGGCTATGAAAATCAGGAGCGTGACAACGTCTACAACGGTATGACGCTGCGTGAATATGCGCGTATGGCCCTGACCGAAAAAGGTATCGGTGTGTCCAGTTATAACCCGATGCAGATGGTCGGGCTTGCTCTGACGCACAGTACATCTGACTTCGGCAATATCCTGCTCGATGTTGCAAACAAGGCTCTGTTGCAGGGCTGGGAAGAAGCTGAAGAAACCTTCCAGCGCTGGACCAAAAAGGGGCAGCTGTCAGACTTTAAGACCGCCCATCGTGTTGGCATGGGTGGATTCCCGTCGTTGCGTCAGGTTCGTGAAGGGGCTGAGTACAAATACGTTACCACTGGCGATAAAGGCGAAACCATCGCCCTGGCAACTTACGGTGAAATCTTCTCAATCACCCGTCAGGCTATTATCAACGATGACCTCAATCAGCTGACTGATGTGCCGATGAAGATGGGCCGCGCAGCCAAGGGTACCATTGGTGATCTGGTTTATGCCGTTCTGACCAAAAACCCGAAACTGTCAGATGGGAAAGCATTGTTCCATGCTGACCATAAAAACCTTTCATCTGGCGCGATCTCCGTCAGTAGCCTTGATGATGCGCGTAAGCTGATGCGCCTTCAGAAAGAGGGCGAGCGCTCCCTGAATATTCGTCCGGCATTCATGCTGGTACCGGTTGGCCTTGAAACACTGGCAAACCAGACCATCAAGTCTGCCAGCGTGAAAGGGGCGGATATTAATGCAGGTATTATCAACCCTATCCAGAACTTTGCAGAAGTGATTGCGGAAGCGCGACTGGATGATGCCGATGCAAAAGCCTGGTATCTGGCTGCCGCACAGGGCACAGATACCATTGAAGTGGCTTATCTGAACGGGGTCGATACGCCATACATCGACCAGCAGGAGGGATTCACCACTGATGGTATCGCCACGAAAGTGCGTATTGATGCCGGTGTGGCGCCGCTGGACTATCGCGGCATGACCAAATCAACTGGCCAGTAATAAACAGCCTCGATAACCAGACGCCCGTAAGGGCTTTTTTTATACCTGAAACCAGCCCCGAAAGGGGCTGAATGGAGCACAACATGGCGAAGAATTTTGTACAGGACGGTAAAACCATCTCCTTGGTGAATGGCGGGACGGATGACATTCTCAGCGGTGAACCGGTTGCAGTCGGAAAAGTTATTGCTGTGGCCATCACGGATATTGCAGCTGGCCAGATCGGGGACGGTTTCACGGAAGGCGTGTTTTTGCTTCCCAAACTGGCTGCTGATGCAATCACTGCCGGGGAACAGGTTTACCTGAAAGACGGTAAAGTGCAGCTGACGGAAACCGATGCGGTCGTGGCCGGGGTCGCCTGGGAATCCGCAGGTGCAAACGTGACTGTGGTTGAAGTCAAAATCAATGGCTAATCCGTTTGAACGGCTTGCGGGTCGCATGGACGCGGCCACGGTGAAAACCATGGGAAAAACTGTGCTGATCAATGGCGTGTCTCACGATGCCATCTCAGCCGACCTTCTGGAGGAGATGGGCCCGCTATCAGGGAATATTCATTCGCTGGTGGTGTTCAGTGCAGAGTATTCCCCGCGGCGAAACGACGAAGTGGAATGGGAGGGCAAGAACTGGACCGTTACCCGCCACGACACTTTTAACGGGAAACCACGTATCTTCATTGAATAGGAGGTGTTATGTCGATTAAAGGCCTGGAACAGGCAATCGCCAACCTCAACAGCATCAGTGAAAAAGCCGTCCCCCGCGCCAGTGCACAATCTGTTAACCGCATTGCAGGACAGGCAGTCAATCGCAGTGTTTCAGTCGTTTCAAAGTCAACCCGCGTCCCCCGAAAGCTGGTTAAACAGCGTGCCCGGATCCGGCGGGCAACCGTCGGCAAACCCCGCGCTCTTATCCGCGTGAACCGGGGAAATTTACCCGCCATTAAACTTGGGACCGCCAGTGTTCGTCTGTCGCGCAGAAAACGCGATAAATCAGGAGCCAGCAGCGTGCTGAGGATCGGACCGTTTCGTTTCCCTGGCGCCTTTATTCAGCAACTGGCAAATGGTCGCTGGCATGTACTGCGGAGAACAACCCGCAACCGGTATCCGATCGAAGTGGTCAGCATCCCTCTGGCGGTACCGCTGACTGAAGCTTTCCGCGCAGAGCTGCCGAGACTGATGGATGAACGTATGCCTGAGGTGATGCGGCAGAATCTGCAAAACCAGCTGAGGTTGATTCTTTCACGATGAAACACCCACAAATCCGTGCCGCCGTTCTGGCGGCGCTTAAACGTAACATTATCGAACAGGTCACCTGGTTTGACGGTCGCCCTGGCTTCCTTGACGAAGAGGTTCTTCCGGCAGTGGCGGTATACCTGACGGATGCGCGCGCCTCGGACGACAACATCGATGAAGATATGTGGTCTGCACTGCTGCATATCGAGGTTTTCCTGAAAGCGAAAGAGCCTGATTCCGCTCTGGATGCCTGGATGGAAGAGAAAGTGTATCCCGCTCTGGGTGATATCCCCGAGCTGCTTCCCCTCATCGAATTGATGAACGCAAGCGGTTATGACTATCAACGCGATGATGAAGCGATGATGTGGGGATCGGCCGATCTCAGCTACTCAATCAGCTATGTAATGTGAGGACTTTATGACCACACCAAACCCTCTGGCGCCAACGAAAGGCGCTGGTACAACGCTGTGGGTTTATGCCGGAAGCGGTGACCCATTTGCGAACCCAGTTTCGGATGTAGGCTGGTTCCGCCTGGCAAAGATTAAAGACATCCAGCCTGGCGAACTGACAGCAGAGTCAGAAGACGATACCTACGTCGACGATGACAATCCTGACTGGACTTCGACCATGCAGGGCCAGAAATCTGCCGGCGAAACCAGCTTCACTCTGGCCTGGTTACCTGGTGAGAGCGGGCAACAGGAGCTGGTGAACTGGTTCGATGAGGGCGCTGTTAAAGGGTACAAAATTAAGTATCCGAACGGCGTTGTCGATGCCTTTAAAGGATGGGTGAGCAGCCTTGGCAAGACCGTTACGTCTAAAGAGACGATGACGCGAACCGTAAAAATCACCAACAACGGTAAGCCGTCACTCGCTGAAGACAGCGGTTCGGTACCGATTGGCGTAACGGGGATCACCCTGGATAAAGCCACGGCTGCTGTTGCTGTTGGCGCGACCACTCAGCTGGTGGCATCGGTGCTGCCAGCCAGTGCTTCCGATTCCTCGTTCCGGGTTGCAACCTCTGACCCGTCTAAGGCAACGGTCACCGTCAGCGGCAATACCCTGACTGTCACCGGCGTGGCGGCAGGTACCGTAGAAATCATCGTTATGAGCAATGACGGTAACTTTGTGGCGATCTGCAAAGTGACTGTTTCCTGATAACCGGGGCGTCAGCCCCGTTCCTGGAGTAGATAATGTTTCTAAAAAGCGAACTGCTTGAAAGTAACGGCAGCAGTGTCACATTGTTCCAGCTGTCAGCATTACAGCGTATTGAACACCTTGAATACCTGAAACAGATGGAAGCAGTTGAAGGGGGCGATATTCAGGCGGCCGTTACACTCACCGTGAAGAGTGGGGCTTATCTGGTGGCGATGTCTCTCTGGCATGGTCATTCCCTGAAAGGCTCTCAGGGCGATAATGCAGCGGCAGAAGTGGCAAAAATTCAGGATGAAGTCATGCAGACCTGGCCGGCTGAACTTATTGCCGAAGCTGAATATAAGGTAAAACTCCTGTCTGGCATGATTGCACCTGTAACGGATGATCCGGAAGAGCCTGGCGAAGAACAGAATGAGCCAGCCGAACCCGTTACGGCGGAAAAGCCCTCGCCAGCGAGCTGATATTTGCCATGAAACTGGCGCGCGAGTTCGGTCGCCCTGACTGGCGCGCCATGCTTGCTGGCATGTCTTCTACGGAATATGGCGACTGGAAAATCTTCTACCGGGACAACTACTTTCATGATGCGCAGCTGGATGCTCATTTCTCCGGCCTGCTCTACACCATATCAACCCTGTTTTTCGCCGATCCGGAATTAACCCCCGACAGTTTCAGCATTCTTTCTCCTGCATCGGATCCTGTCGATATCGATGGGCCTGGCGATGAGACGCTGATGGCAAAGGCAGCAGGAATTTCAGGAGGCGTACGCTATGGCCCAGACGGCAGTCGGTGATCTGGTCGTTAACCTTGACGTTAACTCGACGAAATTCACTGAACAGATCAGCTACGTTAAAAAAGAATTTAAGCAGACGGGTGATGCGGCAAATGATGCCGCGTTGCGAATGCAGCAGTCATTTACCCGCCAGGAGAGTGCCGCCCGTAAGGCCGGGATATCTGTCGGGCAATATAACGCTGCAATGCGTATGCTCCCGGCGCAGTTTACTGATATTGCGACCCAGCTGGCAGGGGGGCAGAGTCCGTGGCTTATCCTTCTCCAGCAGGGTGGCCAGGTGAAGGACTCCTTCGGCGGTATTATTCCAACGTTCCGCGCGCTGCTGGGCACTATCTCCCCGGTTATGGTGGGCGTTACGGCGCTTTCTGCCGCAACAGGGGCATTGTTCTATGCATGGTATGCCGGTTCGTCAACGCTGTCTGATTTCAACAAGACACTGGTGCTATCAGGGAATTCAGCGGGGCTGACCGCCGACAGAATGCTGGTTCTGGCACGAAACGGGCAGGCCGCAGGGCTGACATTCAACCAGACCAGCGAAGCGCTGACTGAGCTGGTCAATGCGGGTGTCCGTGCGGGTTCCCGCTTTGATGATATGAGCCAGGCGGTTGCGCGCTTTACTGACGCTTCAGGTGTGCCGGTTGATAAGGTTGCGGCCGCGTTTGGAAAACTGACCTCAGACCCGACCTCCGGGCTGATTGCCATGGCCCAGCAATTTCACAATGTGACTGCTGAGCAGATAGCTTATGTGGCGCAATTGCAGCGGGCCGGTGATGAAGCAGCTGCCCTGCAAGCGGCAAACGATGCTGCGACCTCCGGGTTTAACGAGCAGACAAAATCGCTCCGTGACAACATGGGAACGATTGAGTCATCGGCAGACAGCCTGAAGCGTGCCTTTAAATCGATGTGGGATGCGGCTCTGGATATTGGACGACCTGATACCGCGCAGGAGATGGTGGCAAAAGCCGAAGCCGCGTTCAAAAAAGCCGATGAAATCTGGAACCTTCGTAAAGGTGACCGATATGTCAATGATGAGGCCCGTGCCCGATTCTGGAATGACCGCGAAACGGCCAGGCTGGCGCTGGATATGGCGCAACAGCAGGCGGGAATTGCCAGGGCGAATGAAGAGAATGCATCGCGCGAAGCGGCAGCGGAATCGGATCGCCAGAAGTATGCTGCGCAGGCTCAGGCAAACTATGCCAAAACGCAGACGGCACTGGAGAAATACACGGCCAGGCAGAGCGAGCTCAACAAGGCGCTGAAAGAGGGTCGGATCCTCCAGGCTGACTACAACATCAATCTGGCCGCCGCGAAAAAAGAGTACGAAGACACCCTTAAAAAGCCGAAGAAGACCCCGGCAATCAGAACCCCCGCAGGTGCCCGTGCCACCGATACGGCCAGCGCCCAGACGCTGGAGCTACAGACACAGCTGCGCACCCTGCAGGAGCATAAGAGCATCAATGACACCATCAGCCAGCAGCGTCAGGAGCTGTGGCGTCAGCAGTCCCGCTTTACGGTTCTGGAAGAAGCCGCGAAGACCCGGACACTTTCTGCTGAGGAAAAATCACTGCTGGCCAGTAAAAGCGAGGTGCTTTCCCGTGCGGAGCTGAATGCGAAGCTCGGCGATCAGATAGTGGCGCAGGAGCGGCTTAATCGCCTGCAGGATACGTCCCAAAAATACGTCACGCAGATCGGCGAGAAAACCCGCGCCCTGGCGGAAAGTGCTGGTATGAGCAGTCGTGCAGCACAACGCCGCAATGAAGAGGCCCAGCTTCTTCAGGGCTGGAAAAATGGTGGAGGTTCCGAAAACGATGCCGGTTATCAGAATGAGCTGCAGGGGCTGCATGCGTATTACGCCGAGCAGGATAAGCTTCGGGGGGACTGGCTTTCTGGCGCGAAATCAGCATGGGCGGATTATGCCGATTCTGCGGGTGACGCTTATGGTCAGATGAAGTCTGTGGCGGCCAACACCTTCGACGGAATGACGCAAAACCTTGCCAATATGCTGACCACTGGCAAGGCAAAATGGGCTGATTTTACCCGGTCAACACTCTCGATGCTGGCGCAGATCGCTATCAAACAGGCGGGCGTGGGGATCGTCGGAGCAGTTGGCTCTGCTATTGGGTTTGCTGGTGGTGGTTATACCGGTTCCGGCGGTAAATATGAGCCTGCTGGTGTGGTACACCGCGGTGAGTTTGTCTTTAACAAAGAATCCACCTCACGGATTGGCGTGGGTAATCTCTACAGAATGATGAAGGGATACGCCAGTGGTGGCTATGTGGGGGGCGGTTCCTCTTCCAGTGTCGGTGTGCCGTTCGGCATCAGTGTGTACGCGCCTGTCAATGTGACGACTGAGCAGCAGGGAGGACAGCAGCAGTCACAGGGTGACCAACTCGGTCGCGCTTATCAGCAGGTTATCGATAAATCAGTTCAGGACGGCATCCGCAAGGCTTCGCGTCCGGGCGGGATTATCTGGAATGCGATGAAGGTCAGGTAAACATGGCAATTGAAACATTTACGTGGGGGATCCAGTCGGCAAGCCAGCCCACCACCAAAAGTGAAGACACCATCCGGAAAGCGAAATTTGGTGATGGTTATGAGCAGGTGAGTGGCTCCGGTCTGAATGATGAAAAGCTGATTTTTGAATATTCGTTCAGGGGACGACCTGAAAAAGGGCTGGAGATCTACACCTTTCTTCGCCGCCACAAAACCAAATCGTTCATCTTCACACCGCCATTCGGAGAGCTCGCCCTGTGGCGAGTTCAGGCCAATTCTCTACAGAAGGTTGTTCTTGGCAACAAACTACTTTCTGTTTCAGCAACGTTTGAACAGGCATTCGCACCATGAGTCTTAACGCTGATTATCAAAAACTGGAGCCGGGTAATGATATCCGGCTGATTGAAGTGGACGGCACAGCGTTTGGTATGTCTGATGTGATGTATTTTCACGCTTACAACATCCCGCATACGCCAGAAGAGATTGCCGCCGCTGGTGGTGATGAAACTCGGCTACCCCCCAAATCAATCTGGTGGCAGGGCACTGAATACAAGGCGTGGCCATATCAGATAGAGGGGCTGGAAAAATCCACGGATGGTACCAGCGCCGAACCCAAACTTTCAGTTGCCAATCTGGACAGCTCGATCACCGCTCTTTGTCTTGCGTATGACGATCTTGTCCTGGCGCGTGTTGTCATTCACGACACGATGGCAAAGTATCTGGATGATCGTAACTTCCCGTCAGGAAATCCCCTGGCGAACCCGACGCAGGAAAAACGCCAGACATGGTACATCGATGGCAGGACTGGTGAGACAAATGAGACGGTGCAGTTTGTTCTATCCAGTCCGATGGACGTACAGGGAATGATGATCCCAACGCGCCAGCTACATTCCCTTTGCACCTGGTGTATTCGTAATAAATACCGTAGCGGCGATGGCTGCGACTATGCGGGAACGCAGTATTTTGACAAAAACAACAAACCGGTAAGCGACCCTTCTCTGGATGAATGCAACGGAACACTTTCTGCCTGCGAACTCCGTCACGGTGAAGGTAATGAGCTTCCATTTGGAGGCTTCCCCGGAACGTCATTAATCAGGAGCTGATATGCGTCAGAAAACTATTGATGCGATCATGGCGCACGCCGCAGCGGAGTATCCGCGCGAATGCTGTGGCGTAGTGGCGCAGAAAAACCGGGTTGAGCGTTATTTCCCATGCCGGAACATGGCTGCTCAGCCAACGGAGCAATTTCACCTTTGTCCCGAAGATTATGCATCGGCTGAGGATTGGGGAGCCATTACAGGAATAGTCCACAGTCATCCAGACGCCACCACGCAACCGAGTGAGCTGGACAAGGCGCAGTGTGATTTAACTCTTTTGCCCTGGCATATTGTGAATTGGCCAGAAGGAGACTTACGTACTATACAGCCTCGCGGAGAACTGCCGCTGCTGCAACGTCCTTTTGTACTTGGTCACCTGGACTGCTGGGGGCTCGTAATGAGTTATTTCCGGCAGGAACACAGCATTGAGCTGAAAGATTACCGGGTAGATTATCCCTGGTGGGAAAACGACTATCCTGACAACTTTTACCAGGATTGCTGGTATGAGTGTGGATTCCGGGAATTCGACGGGCCGCCACAACCAGGCGATATGGTGATCATGCAGCTCCAGGCCGATAAGTGGAATCATGCGGGGATCCTGCTTGAGGGCAATATGCTACTGCATCATCTGTACGGCCATCTGAGCCAGCGAGTGCCGTATGGCGGATACTGGATTGAGCGCACAATGAAGATCGTAAGATTTAAAAATCTTATGAGATGATCTCTAACCTGTGAACGTGGTTTCTGAGTTTTGTTGTTACATTTTATCCTGTTATTCTCGTCTTAATTTTTTAGAAAGGAATCAGGATATGAAAAAAGCAATAATTACCATTGTTGTATTGATAGTTTTATTCGCTGCATTTGCAATCATAAATAACCATTTACCCCCATCTCCGGGTAATGCAATAACATTTGCCGAAAAGAAAATATCCTCAATGATGAAAGATCCAGACTCAGTTAAGTTTGAGTCATCGAAATTTTACCAGAGAGGGGATGCTTCTGGCGGTGTACTCACTGGATATGTCTGCGGTTATGTAAATGGGAAAAATTCATTTGGAGCTTATTCAGGAAGGCAGAGTTTTATCGTAAATCTCAGTGTATCTGACAACGGAAGAACGGCGTTTTATCGCGAGTATTATGTGGACAGCATGAGGCCGACAACATTCGTCAGAGACTGGATTGAAAAGTGTAAATGATAAAAATAACCCGCTACGGCGGGTTTTTTATTGGGAGCAAACATGTCTGAATCAGTAAGAAAGGTTCGCCTTTACGGTGTTCTGGGGGCAACTTTTGGGCGTGAATATCAGCTTGCTGTATCGTCAGCCAGGGAAGCGGTGAGGGCGTTATGTGTCATTGTTCCTGGCTTTGAAAGGTTCCTGAATAACAGTCGACAGCGTGGACTGACCTATGCCGTTTTCAGTGGTAAGCAGAATCTGGATCAGAAAGCGCTGGAAATGGATGAAGGTGGCGATGATATCCGTATCGCACCCGTCATCATTGGCAGCAAGCGTGGCGGGTTGATGCAGACCATTCTGGGTGCTGCACTGATCGCCGTCGCCGCGTTCGCTCCGTGGGGGGCGGCAATCTGGGCCAGTAATGTTGTTTTCCAGGTGGGGGCCGCACTCGCGCTCGGAGGGGTGATCCAGATGCTCTCACCACAAACAAAAGGACTGGCCAGCAAGCAGTCGGCTGATAATAAAGCCAGCTATGCCTTCGGTGGTGTCACTAATACAACGGCACAGGGTAATCCGGTACCGCTGCTTTACGGCAAGCGACTCATTGGCGGGGCGATAATTTCCGCCGGTATCTACGTCGAAGATCAGCAGTAACGATTTTCTTTCCATCAGGCCATCTCAGGGTGGCTTTTTTTATGGGCGCGATATGGCTACAGCAACCCCAATTAAAGGCCGCAAGGGCGGCAGCTCCAGTTCACGAACCCCTACAGAGCAGCCTGATGATCTGCAATCTGTAGCAAAGGCGAAAATCCTTCTCGCGCTGGGTGAAGGCGAGTTTGCAGGACAGCTAACCGGCAAAAATATCTATCTGGACGGAACTGCGCTGGAGAATGCCGATGGTTCCCAAAACTTTAGCGGTGTCACCTGGGAGTTCCGTGCTGGGACACAGGCTCAGAAATATATTCAGGGTATCCCTGGTACCGAAAATGAAATCAGTGTGGGAACCGAAGTTTCAAGCGCTACCGCCTGGGCGCGCACGTTTACCAATACTCAGCTTTCAGCAGTTCGCCTGCGCTTGAAATGGCCTTCACTTTTCAAACAGGAGGATGACAGCGACCTGGTTGGTAATTCTGTCAATTATGCCATTGACCTACAGACTGACGGTGGCACATGGAAGACGGTGTTAAACACCAGCGTGACGGGAAAAACCACGTCCGGTTATGAGCGTAGCCACCGAATTGATTTACCTCAGGCGGGCAGCACCTGGACAATACGTCTGCGCAAGATTACCGCTGATGCAAACAGCGCGAAAATTGGCGACACCATGACGTTGCAGAGCTTCACTGAAGTGATTGACGCCAAGTTGCGCTACCCTAATACCGCGCTGTTATACATTGAATTCGACTCCAGCCAGTTCAATGGCTCCATCCCGCAGATTTCCTGTGAGCCGCGTGGCCGCGTCATTCGAGTGCCTGATGTTTATGATCCTGAAACGAGGACTTACAGCGGCACATGGACCGGGGCATTTAAGTGGGCGTGGACGGATAACCCGGCATGGATTTTTTACGATCTGGTGGTATCCGACCGCTTCGGACTTGGGAACCGCCTGACGGCGGCGAACATTGATAAATGGACACTGTACCAGGTAGCCCAGTATTGCGATCAGCAAGTGCCTGACGGTAAAGGTGGCAGTGGTACAGAGCCGCGGTATATCTGCAACGTATATATTCAGGATCGGAACGATGCTTACACAGTCCTGCGCGATTTTGCTGCTATCTTCCGTGGCATGACCTATTGGGGGGGCGATCAAATTGTTGCCCTAGCCGACATGCCACGGGATATTGATTACACGTATAACCGCAGCAATGTGATCGGCGGTGTTTTCAATTATTCCAGCAGCACATCAAAAAGCCGATATACCAATGCGCTTGTGTCCTGGTCTGACCCGGCGAATGCTTATGCAGATGCAATGGAGCCTGTGTTTGAGCAGACTCTGGTAGCTCGGTACGGATTCAATCAACTGGAAATGACAGCCATCGGCTGCACCAGGCAGTCAGAAGCAAACCGAAAGGGCCGCTGGGGCATACTGACCAATAATAAAGATCGCGTTGTTTCCTTCGATGTTGGCCTGGACGGCAATATTCCTCAGCCAGGGTACATCATCGCTGTGGCAGACGAGCTGCTGTCCGGAAAGGTTATGGGTGGTCGAATCAGTGCGGTTAACGGTCGCGTTATCAAACTTGACCGCGTTGCTGATGCAACAGCAGGCGATCGCCTTATTCTCAACCTTCCATCCGGAGCTTCACAGAGCAGGACAATTCAGGCCGTAAACGGAGAAACTGTTACGGTCACCACTACGTACAGCGAGACGCCTCAAGCTGAAGCAGTATGGGTAGTTGAGTCAGACGAGCTCTACGCACAGCAGTATCGTGTTGTCAGCGTCTCTGATAACAATGATGGCACTTTCTCCATTACCGGTGCGTGGCATGACCCGGATAAATATGCCCGTATCGATACCGGCGCCATCATTGACCAGCGCCCGGTGAGTGTCATTCCGCCTGGCAACCAGTCGCCGCCAGCCAACATCGTGATCAGCGCGTTCTCAGTGGTTCAGCAGAATATCAGTGTGCAAACCATGCGCGTGAGCTGGGACCAGGCGCAGAACGCTATCGCCTATGAAGCTCAGTGGAGGCGTAATGACGGGAACTGGGTGAGCGTTCCGCGCAGCTCCACCACGTCATTCGATGTCCCGGGGATTTATGCCGGGCGCTACCTGGTGCGCGTGCGCGCAATCAATGCCGCAGAAATTTCATCTGGATGGGGCTACTCAGAAGAGAAAACGCTGACGGGTAAAGTGGGCAATCCACCGAAGCCGGTTGGCTTTATCGCTTCTGAAAACGTGGTATTCGGTATCGAGCTGAATTGGGGATTCCCGGCGAATACCGACGACACGCTGAAGACGGAAATTCAGTACAGCCTGACCGGTACTGAAGACGATGCGATGCTGCTGGCCGATGTGCCTTACCCGCAGCGCAAATATCAGCAGATGGGCCTTAAGGCTGGGCAGATTTTCTGGTACCGCGCGCAGCTGGTGGACCGCAGCGGCAACGAATCAGGTTACACAGAATGGGTGCGAGGACAGGCCAGCATAGATGTTTCCGACATCACAGATGTGATCCTGGAGGAGATTAAAGATTCTGAGGTATTTAAGGATCTGATTGAGAGTGCTGTAGACAGTAGCGAGAAACTGGCCGAACTTTCTGATGCGATTAAGGAGAACGCAGATGGTCTGGCTGCAGCAGTAGGTTCGAATAAGCAGACAGCAGAAGCAATCATTGGCAACGCCCTGGCTATTGCTGATGTTGTTGTGCGCCAGACTGCGCAGCAGGGGGCTAACTCTGCGAAATTCGAACAGCTCCGGGAGGTGATCGCTACTGAGACGGAAGCGCGCGTCACGGATGTTACTCGTCTAGAGGCGAAAACTGCACAGAATGAAGCGGGTATTACTGATGTTCGCCAGGCGTTAGCAACGGAAACTGAAGCTCGCGCTTCTGCGGTAAGTCAATTGACGGCTGCCACTCAGGCCGCATCTGACAAAGCTGATTCAGCAGCTGCTGTAGGTGCTCAGAATACAGCATCAATCACTGACCTTAGCCAGGTTGTCACGGACCTCGATTCCTCAATGGCATCACGCCTGGAAGAGCTGGGTGCACAAACTGATAAGGCCAGCGGCGGTATTCAGAACAATGCTATCGCGCTGATCACCAGTACGCTCGCGCAGGTTAACCAGCGCAACCTACTGAGCGTCCAATATGGAGATAACAAAGCCAGTATTGAGCGAGTCGACAATGTGATGGCCGACGCCAGTAAAGCTGTCGCTGAGTCATTGCGCGTTTTGGATTCCAGCACCGGTGGGAACACGGCGAATGTCACTGACTTGTCGAAGACACTTGCTGATTTTACCCAGGCGTCTGCTACGCAAATCAATTCGCTAAAGGTCACGGTTAACGGTCAGTCTGCAGCGATTGTCCAGAACAGCCAGGTATCAGCGGACATCAATAACAACCTGAATGCGATGTACAGCATCAAGGTCGCTGTTGATTCTAATGGTAATCAGTATGCAGCAGGGATGGGGATTGGTGTTCAGAATACGCCATCTGGAATGCAGACGCAGGTTATCTTCGTGGCTGACCGCTTCGCGGTTATGACCCAGGCAGGCGGCGCCGTGACTCTTCCTTTTGTTATCCAGAACGGACAAACCATCATCCGTGACACAGTAATTGGTGACGGGACGATCGGTAACGCCAAAATCGGCAGCTATATTCAGTCTTCAACCTGGGACGGAACCGGGAACGTTGGCTGGCACATCAACAAATCTGGCTACGCGACGTTTAACAACGTGACCGTTCGCGGCTCGATTTACGCCACAAACGGTAATTTTTCTTTCAATGGCTCCGGCAACACAACGGTGATTAATGGTAATGGCGTAACCATTAATATTCCGGGTGGAGGTCGCATCGTACTGGGGACATGGACATAAAATGCCGACAGGATTATTGATAGAACTTAATGACGGTGGAAAACGAATGGAGATAACGGCGGGCCTGCGGTGCCCGTCATTTGGAGCAAGTTTTGACAGTGGATATCAGAAAGCCAAGTACGCGGATATTTCCGGTTATGTATCCGGTTCGCAGGTGTTGTTTATCCCCCACGCGACGGCTTATCTTGATTCAGGTCTGCTTCATAAAATGAACTCGGTCACCATATCGGGAGCGCGAGTCACGCAGAACTCAACGATGAAAGACAACAGTATCAGCGAACGAGAAAGCACGTACACGTTTCCCGGAAGCCTCTGGCAGATATTTCCGACGGGCCAGCGTAGTGGTGTGGGCTTGCTCATAAGCGACAGCACAGACTTCACTTCAATAACTAATGCTACTCAGTCAGGCCAGTGTATCTGGAAAGGTACTGTGAATGTTCCAACCGGGGGCTGGGCGGTTCCGACGATAGCAGGTTATGACAAGTCGAAATATATCGTTTTCGGACGCTGTAATAGCGGTAATACGATTGACTTCGACGGCAACACAGTAAGATTCTTCAGTCCTCCGTCAACTAATGATGACGCTCCCACAACCGGCACGATAGACATCGTTATCTTCGCCAGTGGTGTGACGCCGCAGCCGGGAACGGGGCTAAACATCTTCAATGCAGCCGGGGCCTGTACGTTTTCAACTACAAAGCGACCTTTCGTATACCTCAATCAACTCTGGTCACCTTCTACAAGCCCCGTGAGCATCGGTAGCGGGTATGTGCCGCTGGGCAGATTTGGTCTGATGATTCATATGGTAAATGGCATGTACGTGTATCGGATGTTCGGAATAAAGATACAGAACGGTAGCGCTTCAGTTCAGGGCGGGAAATACCTTGGACGCGAGCAGTATGCCATATTCGGTAATAACACGATTACTCCGCTCAGCCTTCCAGTCTTGCCTGATATGTACGTCTGAATTAACTTTCTATTCAAATCAACCTCGCTCCGGCGGGGTTTTTTATTGTCTGGAGATAATATGATTTATACCACTGGCACTATTGCCATTAGCGGAAATACCCTTACAGGTACGGGAACAAACTTCACTGCAGCTGGATCGCTGATTCGTAACGGCTGTACCGTCATCGCACTGACCAGCCCCGCCCAGGTATTCCAGATCACTGCTATCGGCGGGGCAACAAGTCTCACAGTGACTCCTGCGGCAAGTCCTGCAATACCGGCGGGAACGAAGTATTCCATTTTGCTAAGCGACAGCCTGAGCGTGGATGGCCTGGCGCAGGACATTGCTGAAACCTTCACGATGTACCAGCGCTACATGAGCGGTTTCGCTGATGTGATGAACGGTACTACAGACGTCACTATCACGATTAACGGTGTGGCCGTTACCGTACCG